TATAGGAATTATTAAGCGTATAAGTTCCTGTATTTCCTGTTCCTGTACCTAAAGCAGTGATGTATGTGTTTATTTGGTATGGATTACTGGTTTGACTTGAAAAAGTAATAACCTGACCAACACTGAGTGTGCCTTGGGTAACTGCAGTCACCGTTAAGGTTGTGCCGGAAATACTACCTGTAAAAGTGGTTGCTAAAATTGGGTTTGTATCTCCCCAAATAGGCTTTGGAAAAACTTCTGTATAAGTTCCTGCTGATCTCTGCGCTCCAATAGCCTGACCTGCATCGTACCAAGTCTTCTCTCTGACGTTATAGACAATTGCATCTGTACACTCAGTAGCCGTACCACGTGGGTAAAACCACCAAATCTCACCATAGCGACTGACCTTAGTACACCAAACTTTTTGTCTTTGTGCAAAGTTAATATTGTCAAAGAAATAGTTCTGATTGACTGCATTGGGGATCTCTTGTACAACACCGTTATACATTAGGAATCGGTCAATACCTACCCAATAAAAGATACCATCATATTCAATGACTGAACTTGAAGACATAATGGATGTTTGACTAGAAATCAAGTCATAAGTCCAATACGAGGTCGCTGTAGTGCCTCCAACCGTAATTGAGGTGGGGGCATAGGCAACCCTAATTAAAGCGTCCAAAGCCCAGAATAGACCCGATGGCGAGGTTGTACCGCCCCTAACAGGCAGACCCTTGACAATCTTACCTGTGGCCACGTTATTGGCGTTAGAGACGGCAGAACCAAAGTCTGTATAGTCTGCCGATCCACTATTTTGAATTAATCCGTTATTGCCAAAAACAAATAAGTAAGGATGGATAATTACTGCGCCACCTGAAACAGCTATGTTGTTATCAAATGTTACCGTGGTGGATCCAGAGCCAGTTGCGGCGGCGCTCATGGTAACTGTTGTACCAGAGACTGACACCACATAAGCTCCTGTTGCCATATAGGTTCCAGTAAGCGTCTGGCCTGATGCAATTCTTATATTGGATGCACTTAAAGTTAAAGTGGTTGTACCGTTGGCCGTAGCTGTTTGGGTAAAAACACCAACTTTGCTCATCGAGAGCGAACCAGTGCTACCGGGAAACGAGCCATACAGAACAGGCGTATTGACCGTAGAGTCAATTGCTGTCAAATTCTGGCCGGGATGGGCAATCAGTGTATTGGCACCGCTACCAGAGGAGTTGTATCCAATATCAAACTGCCACAGATTGTTTAAATTGTATGAGAAATTAGTTAATGAATACTCGTATGGGCCAGTTCCAGTTCCATCATTGTTTCCTGTGACCCATTGCTCTAAACCATTGGCGTTACCAGATACAAGGTAGTTAAGTCCATTAGAGGATGACATCAACATACCGCGAGAAATGCCAGAAGCATTTAAGAAAATAGCTTTGTATCCACCCATCTTACGAGGTCTGCCACGCTGAAATCTGACCCATTGCCCATCAACATACATGGGCGAGTCAAATTGCGTCCCGTCACGCTGTATGCCGGGCTGTATTTGTAAGGCAACAACCTTAGCGGTCAAAATACACCCCCAGATATTCCATTGGCGACATACAAACCTGTTGAAGAAAGGGTTGCCGCCTGCGAACCACTGACGGTAAATCCAATAACATTACTCGATGGCATATAAAGGCCAGTCGTTGTATTCCCAGTAAACGTCAAGGATGGGGTTGATACAGAGCCAAGAGATAACGTGACCAAACCAGATACAGTTGTATTTGATGTTGTACTATAAACATTTGTACCGTCACAAACTGCAAAAGCAGTTGTACCCTGAGCAACAGCCAATGTTGTACCGCTTCCTGCTGTCTTAAAAGTGACTGTGTACGATCCAGAAGTACCGTTTTGTAATGTGTATAGTTGAACTGTAGAAGGTAAAATAACTGTTGCATTTGAAGTCAAGGTTCCCACGTATTCCTGTACTACGTTTGAACCTTCAGCAGAAGTTAAAGTTACAGTACCACCGGTGATAGATTTAGTTAGTTGAGTGAAAGCAAATTGATTTGAGCGGCCATAAGCATAGGTATTGAATCCAGATGATCCATTGGAAACAACAACCAAAGACTCAGTCAATTGCAATTGTTGAGTTGCATTACCATCAATAGTATCTGAACCACTGGGTGTTATGGTTAAAATCCCAGTTCCTGCATTTCTAATAACAACAAACCACCCTGCGCCTACACTAGAGGCTGTGGGTAGTGTGAATGTTCCCACACCGCTAGACCATACTTGGAATGATGCTCTATTGGTAATCGAAAGAGCCGTACTGGAATAAACCAATGAAACGGGTAGATTTTGATTTAAAGTTGTGCCAAGTGCTGTTAGGCCATAACCTGCAAGGGCAGAAGCATTTGCAGAAGAAGTACCTGCGCCAAGGGTAACAGTAGCCCAAGTTCCATTAATTGTGGTGTTATCTGTCAACCAAATGAATTGAGCAATACCGCTATTAATCGTAATAATTGTGTTGCCAGAATTGTCTGTAACGGTAAAAGGATTAGATCCTATGTTTCTGACTAAAACCGTTTGGCCAGTTGATACTTGAGTTGCAGGAGGTAGCTCTAACAATAATCCTGTGGTGGTTGCAGTACAGTCAATAATTGAACTTGCAGGTATGTTTGTGTTTCCATTAATCGGCCACTGTAGCGTTGTGTTGCTACTAATTGTTAAGTTTTCGTAGCTGACTGATGATGGGCTAATTGTTTGCCCAGTAAAAGGATTTGTATATGTGGTCATGTTTAAGAGTCCTGTACAACTGTTTGACGATCCCCAATACGTAGGGTGTCCTCTGATTTAAGTGAAGCCATTGCTTGGTCAAACAAGGCGTTCCACGTAGCTAGGCGAGGATCATCCTTCAAAAATGGTGCGGTTTGCTTCAAAACACCAAATAACAATGCATTTGGCGCATTTTGAGTTAACCAGTTAGTTTGGTTATCAGAGGCTAATGGCTGTAAACGAGTATAGCAAATTGCCTCAAAAGCATACGCTTGATCAGGCGTAGGCGCTACAAACCAATGATCCCAATCGTAATCGGCATAGTAAAGTGGCTGTCCAGTGACTGATACATTAGGAGCATATTCGTTCAAATACTCTAACTTACGCAATAGGATAGGTTGCTTACCAGAGGCAGTTGTGAGCGTCATAGAGACCGTTTTACGCCATCTAGCAGGCTTGGCAATGACTGGGTTGCCTGCATTCATGTTGCTGTCTACAACGACCATTTGACCTAGGGTTTTAATCTCTTGGGCTATCTCAAACTCTGCCAAAGTAATGGCTGTAGGTATAAAGTTTACAACAGCGGTGTCTGATCGCTCTAAGTATTGCAATACCAAAGAGGTCAAATTATCGTAAGTTAAGACGTAAGAAGGCGTAGTCATTCTTTGCCCTTATTAGCAGTTGCACATTGCAATTTTAGTCTTTGTTTGAATGTCAAGCAAGAATAAAATCTTTGTGAAAACCCAGTATTTATGAACCTATTGTCACAAATTTACTCCAAAATGAAGTTTTTAACCAAAGGAGCTTGCCATGAAATACGAAGTGAAAATGAATGATTGGATTCTAGGTTTGGACTTGACCATCGAAGCAGATGACTTTGACTTGATTTCTGAGATACAAATGGCCGTTGAAGCCATTGTTGATTCTTTCCATGAGTCTGTTGCTGAAGCAGAAAATGAGACTGAAGAGACTGAAGAGAGTGAAGAAGAATCTATTGATTTTGTAGAAGATGATGCTGATGATGTAACCATTGAGGGTACACAAGGTACAGTGGTTATCATTAATACCAAATAATCTAACATTACAAGTGTTAGTTTTACCTTAAAAAGGGGGCTTTTGCCCCTTTTTTTATACTTTGATCACTTTTCCTCTGAACTCAATGTGATCTTTGTCATAGACTGAAACCAATTCTGGATATAGCAATCTACCTTTATGGAAAGTTAAGACAGCAAATCCAGAGCGCCAGTTGAGTGGAGCTTCTTCTGTGTAATCCCTAAACTGAGGGCCTAAAGGGTCAGCCAATGTTCCGGTATCCACGCCATAGGTCGTTCCATTGAAATTTGTGTGCGGTATAACCTTCATGCTATGAAGATGCCCAGTCACAAAATTAGTCCCCGAATGGAGTGTATTGTTGTATACAGCAAAATTGCCACCCTTCCATCGGTGCTTAACAACAGTTTGCTCGTTCATCCACACCGACCAACAGGGTTGCCAAGAAGGGAAATGGTCTTTTAGGCTGAATCCCTTGACGTGCTCATAGTGAGGGGCATTGGCCGCCAAAAACGTCTCAAAACGAGCGTCATGGTTACCCATGGGCCATATCAATTTAATGCTTTTGTTTACATTTTTGGCTTCATCTTCAATTTCACCCATTGCCAATTCGCAGGCTTTTAGCTCTTCAATGACTGATGGTGCTTTGCTCCAACCAATGCGTGGATGCCTGCTGATACCGCCTGCACCATCAAAGACATCGCCATTTGCAACCACCGCTTTAAGGTCATCAAACTCTTTGATTGCCCAAATAAGGCCATCATATGCCGTTGACCTGAGACCGGGGAAAAAGTGCGCGTCCGAGAACACCAATACCGTCCCATTTAAAATACCCAAATCCAATCTTTGGGGGGCAGGATCAACCCTATCCTTGATTTGAATTGTAAGCAAATGTATTCCGTATCTACCTTCTAAAGAATTTCGCCTTGCTTGTATACCTCTGATTGACAATCCCGTATCATTTGACATTGAAGCGGGATTTCCGTATAGCTGAAATAGCGTTATAAACTCTTCATCAGATAAATAATTCATAACTTCTTTCTAAAGTAAAGGGTGCCTTTAGCACCCCAAGGATGTAGGGGTTCGTATAACTTAAATCCACAAGAAATCAGAGAATTTGATGATGGTGGGTTATCGTAGGTACTTGTGATCAAGTACTCCCATCCTATTTTTTTTGCAAAAGTTTGGCGCACTCGAATAAGTCTCTTCTGAACCCCGCGCCCACGAGCAGAATAAATAACACCTGCACGGCAAAGATAACCAGTATCAGCCCACCTAGCAGAAGGAACAAGACCCGCGAAACCAATTGGAATGCCATCTTGATAAGCAATCCACCAATTTCCTTCGCTAACATCAAACGGTTTATCATAAGGAAGAATCTTCTTCTGCATAGACAACAGAAGTTCCTTATTAACTTCAAGTGATGCGTCTATGTGCTTGATTTTCATGCAGTAATGGTATTGTTTCATTACTGCACAATTATGACAAGCTAAGATAAAATTGATAACGCTTTTGTAGTAAGCGATATCCTTTCCTGCAAACCAAATGTACCGCCATTGATACGTTTGGTTAAGCCCTCCCAGTTTTGGGCTTCAGCAAGCTCATTACAGCCATGAGTCTTCCAGAACCACCCTGCACTTAGGGCGGCATACATGGGAGATGCTACCAAGGCAGTATCACCAGTGACAAAGTTTTGATTCACTGCTTGGCCAAAGTGCCAATAGTTATCGTGGCCAGTCAGTTGGATACAGCCTCTGCCGTGGAATTTCCACCCATCTCCTGAGGATTCATTACGATTTCCCA